TCATCTGGAAAGAACCATATGACGTTCCCAACGATTTCCTTGATCTTGATGCCGAGGTTCCGATAGCTTGGTTATCAGAAAAGGTTTGACATTTGATTAAATTTTGATCTAACTCATCATATTATGTTTAAGGTACGGACAGAACCACAGGCAAATTATCGTGCCGTCTTCATTGATGGAAAGACATTGAGGATTCCTCTTGATCCAAAGAAGCCAATCACAGAGTTGCATTTTCCTGAATTTTACGATGTAAGTTTTGGGACAAAATGCAGTGGAAATTGTTTCGACGTGTGTTATGCATCGGCATTGAAAGCCGGTGTTCATTATACACATCTTGCTGAAAAAATCCATAAGTTTTTTGGTCCTCTGACAGAGAACCAGAGACCAATACAAATGGCTTGCGGAGGCGAATCGGACAGTATGGAGAATCCGGAATGTTGGGAAGCACTTGAAGCATTTCGTTCGCTTGGCATTGTTCCAAATCTTACTACCCACGGTATTTTTGTGAATGACAAGACGATTGGGAATATTCAGAAATACACAGGAGGCGTGGCCGTGAGCCTACATCCACATTTAGAAAAAGCGTGGAGAAAGGCAATTGATATTCTTCATGATGCAAAGGTTCGTCTTAATGTTCACTTTATCATTTCAGATAAAGAGTCCGTGGATCTTTTCATGAAGTTGTATAAGGAACTGTCGGAGACGGTGGAATATTTCGTACTTCTTCCATTGATGAATGTTGGTCATGCAAAGAAGAATCCTAAGAAAGTTGATCTCATCGCACTTGAGAAAGCAATGGATTCTATTTACTCGGAAGGAAAATTAGCCTGTGGTGCTAATCTCTATCCGTGGCTCTGTACAGTAGGAAAGAAGTATGGAATTTCATTATACAGCCCAGAGATTTTTTCCAAGTATCTTCTCTTAAATGATCGACTTGATGTGTTCAATAATTCTTTCGAAAGAAAGCCGGTTCCATATACAACGGAAAACGGATGTGAACTTGGATTTGCTAGGACGGAGTTTGGGTTAAATACCTGAAAATAAATCCGTGTTTTCTCGATGTCACTTATAGTTATAAGTGATGTCAATAAAGAAAGAACCTCGTAAATTTAATTGTGTTATCTGTGGAATCGAATGTGTTTCTAGGGATAAACGGTCCAAACTTTGTGGCTCTTTAGATTGCCAAAGAGCGTTCATTCGCAAAACGTATCATTCTACTCTATATCCACGTAAGTGTGTCATATGTGGAAAAGAGTTTGAGGGGAAGTATCATGAAACTGTGTGTAGTGATGAATGTGAATCAAAGTCATATTCGAACGGGTCACTCTCGATGGGAACCATCGATGTTAATTTTACTTGTCGCTATTGTGGAAAAATTCTTGAGACGGTAAAGAAGGTTAAAAATTGGAAAGTAAATCCAAACACAAAGAAACGATTAAAGACTTGTTCGGATTGCAGAAAGATGGTTCTCCAGAAGATGTCCGAAGCCAAGAAAGGAAACAAGAATCCTAACTGGAAAGAAGTAAAGAAAATACGGACTAAATACATACAAAATTATTCTAGTAAAGAAGATTTTAAAAAAGCAATGTCTGATCGGATGAAGAGAAACAATCCAATGAAGAACCTAGAAACGGTTAAAAAGGTATTTCGAACTAGAAAACAAAAAATAGAAAATGGAACTTTAGTTTTTAAAAAAGGGATAAATAATCCTAGATGGAAGGGAATCTCTGACCGAAAACACATTCTTCGAACTCGTTTATATTCTTCGTGGGTGAAACCTGTAATGGAACGAGACGGCTGGAAATGTACAATGTGTGGTCAAAGGAAAAATTTAGAAGTCCATCATAAAGTTCCATTTAGAGAAATTTTGATAAAATGTCTTTCCAAGTTCAATAAGAAGATAAAAGAATTGACTAATGAAGAATTTGAGTTATTGTGGACAGACGTTTTAGGTGAGCATTCACTTGACACCGGAATAAGTTTGTGTAAGAAATGTCATTCAAATGCAGATTCTTGCCGTGCCCACTTTGAACCAATTTTAGCTTGACATCCAATAAAATCTCCTTCACCCTCACCATCATGAGCTATATTTTCATTATTCCTTTTCACTCCTCCGTTGACGTTATCACCAACTCTTCAAGTGAACTTTTTATATGTTCAACGAAAGAAACTCTCGACACGATTAAAGCCGCTGTCGTTGCCATGGTCGAAGAGTACAATAAGACCCCTCCGACTGACCCGGAGGAACTTAAATGGTGGACCCCAGTGAATATTGAGTGTCTGTTTAAGGATATTCGGGGCGGCGAAAGAATCTTTGCTGAACCTGAAATTTCTAGGTACACCATCAATCTGGACTGTGAAGAATATCGTCATTATTCAGATATTTCACAACATTACAATTACAGTTATGATGCACGTCCGCTACATCCTGAACGATTGAAGGGCGACAAGGCGATGAAAGCTTGGAAAAAGCTTCATCCGGAACCTCGTTTCGATTACGAGACGGTCAAGGATCAGACTTACGAGGTATACGAGAAAACTCCAGCTTATAAAAAGTATAGCAAGGAACACGATGCGTGGAGGGATGCTGAACGTCGTGAGGCCAATAAGGTTTACAAGGTATGGGGAAAACTTGTGCTCATGGCTTATCAGGCTATGATGGAACACTTCGCCGAAGTCAACGGCATTGATCTGAGTGTGGTAGGCAAGCCGACCAATCGTGATTTCGAGTATTCATATTGTCGATATGAGACGTTTGATTTCATCAAGAAGGGTGGAGATTACAAGAAAAGCACATCGAAGGCAGTTATTCGTGCTTTTGAATTTATTGAAATTGTCGAAGAGGCCACCGGTTGGGGTTTCTCTGTCAAAGCTGGAGATATTCTCCTACGATCTGAGTCGGATAATTCCATCCCTTACGGGCTTTTCGATACTATTGAAAAAATCTTCAATGCAGAACGGAGACACCTTGGATGAAAATTTCAACTTTTTATCATCCTTGGACATTGTTCGTGGCAGGAATTCTCACTCTGTCATTTGTTCCTTTTCACATAGGAGAACCTGTCGGTTACATGTTCGGACTTTGGGGCGGAGCATTTTTGGTTTCAGCTTTCATCCGGTTGTTGATCATTTCTCCCGATCCTAGATGGTAACATTCTAACAACATTTCAAATGAGAATAGCATTCACAAAAATAGAAATCAGCATCAAGAATCCTTGGGTTCTTTTCGTTCTTGCTTTATCCTGTTTTTCTTTGATTCCAATTTTCTGGGATCGTCCGATGGCATGGCTTGGAGTGATCTGGGGTTTTGGTCTCATGATCGCAACCATTGCTCGTGCTACATCAGATCGTCAGGAATTTTGGAGATAGATCTTGACATTTGATTAAAATTGTTCCACACTCTGAACCATGAAATTCAAACCCGGAAAGACATTCACGATTAAGCCTTCGGGAGTCGTTGTCAACCAGAGTGGTGATTTTTATTACTGGAAATGCACGGTGTCAGGAATGTACACCATGGCAACCAAGGAACGGTTTGAAAAAAGTGTCCTTCCTGAGTACGGTAATGACGAATTTCGGTTGACCAAGGAATTCGTTAGTGCCCCTGCCACTCGTTATCTTGCTGCTGGCTACACCAAGGAACAGATTGAAGAAATTGCCGAAAAGAACGACGGTAAACTTCCCTCACTCAGTGGAATTCCACGCAAGACTCGGAATAAGGACGAAGATCCTGAAAAAAACGCAATTAAGAAAGAGCGGGAGGAATTGATTGAAAGTGTCAAACCCGTTCGTCAGGCAAACAATCTGGAAACTGCGGTGATTAAAACGATTGTTGTCAAGTCGGCTGATGTGGTTGTTCCTCAGAAGGCCGAAAAGGTTTATGCTTGGTCAGGTGATCCAAATTATTTCAAGTCTGCTGCGGCTTCCCCGATTGACATTGGGGAAGTGACCAAAGAAGCATGTTTGTTTCCAAATCATTTTTTGGACAGTGAGTGTGCCGAATGTCCAGTGTATGACAAATGCACGCTGTCAATCAAGTTCACCGAAGAGACTCGTGGAAAGAACAAGCGTGCAGTTGCTCCGGTGGTAAAGAAGATCCAATCATGGCAGGATGATGAAATTTCAGTTCCTGCTGAAACTTTGGGTTAGGTTTGGGGTTAAGGTCATGGTCAAAGGAAACCCGGTCTTGTGGTGGGGCCGGGTTTCCGCTTTTTATAGAAAGAGCTTGACTTTTGATTTAATTCCGTCAACAGTGTTACCCATGATGATTATGAGAATCATTGAACAACTTCCAGTCAAAGAAACCCTCCGCAAGAGTCTTTTGACTTCGATGAACATGAATTATGCCGTTATTAATGGCAAACGTCGTTCCATCGAACGTCTCAAAGCATTTGCTGTTCATGGTTGCACGTGTGTCCGTTGCGGTAACACTGGGAACGAAATAATTGTTTGGGAAGCCAATGATGGGGCAACCCATGTTGATCTCTTCTTTCGTGATAAGAAAGGTCGTCCGGTGATGATGACACGGGATCACATCATTCCAAAAAGCAAGAAGGGGCTGAACAATATTTTTAATTATCAGCCAATGTGCTGCCGGTGCAATCTCCACAAAGGTTGTAACGAGACACAAGAAGACATCAATCTTTCAGTATTCAGAAATCGATGGAAGGATATCTATTACGGTATCCATGATCGGGTGATTTCTTGCTCTTGCAATCGAATCGTCGGGCGGTTCTACCCGCACATAAAGTATTTAATGAGTCTGTATCTCCACCGTGTTTCATGGGTGATTGCAAAGATTTCTTCTTGACATTTGATTAAAATTTGATCAACTAGCGAGATCATGAACGCAGAAATCGATCTGGAAACAGCTCGTCGCGAAATGCTTTTGACGGAGATTCCTCGCTTCAACAGCTTTGAAGAGGTTACGGTGTTCCTCAATGGTTACATGGTAAAACGGTATGGGTTGCACAGCACTTATGACATTAACTGTGGTTTTTGTTTCATTTGGGCTTATCTTGTATGGGTGTTGTGGGATTATGCCGATGAAATAGTTTTTGTTACCACTCGTGGCCATGTCGGAGTAAAATATCAAGGAAAGTTTTATGACTCTGAAAATTTGTACGGAGCAAATGAAGATGCCGTATTTACCCAATATTACAGCCCAATTTCTATCAGTCTTTTTGACATGTGCTGGTATTGGGCTCGTGGTGGGATTGAACGTTTTGAATTTCGAAAACTCATTTCAGCCTTTGACCCCCAATTGTTCGAGGAAGTCAAAAAGAATCCTTTTGTATGGGATAGTCCTCCGATGGAATACGATCAGATAAATGAACTTTATTCTAATCTTGTACCACTTCAAGCTTGACATTTGATTAAAATTTAATCTTAATTCACACCATAAAAAACAGCAAAATCTTCTTCGCCACTCTCAAAGAATTGGCTGAATTCTTGGAATCATACCATGGCACCTCAGCTTTTGAAGTGCATCAGCGTGGAGGAGATTGGATTATGGAATTTACCGAAGGATTCTGAATTTAATCCTTGACTTTGGATAAAAAATCTGATCCACTCTTCAATCATGAAGCTTAAGACCGAAGCAGAAATTAAAGCCATCTTGAAGTCCATTCGGGAGGTTTTCGAGTACCGCAACATCGAGTATCTCACGAAGTCAGCTTATGGTTATCTTTACCTTTGCTCTGGCTTCATCGCTCATTACAATCTGAATGGTTTCCGTGATGCCTATCGGAACATCGAAACGCTTCGTGAAGCCCTCTTCTCCAATGAGCCTATGAACCAGTGGAGGAACTTCCTTCCGGAAGATCATGATTACGAGTACATGATGCAGAAGCGTAACATCTATAATCGGATCGTTGCCATTGCCGAGGAGAACACCTAAAATGAATAAGGGTGACAAGGTTCTTGCTCGTTTTCCATCCGGCTGGGCTGTTGGTGGAACGGTATTGATGATCATTTCTCCCAAGGGCAATGAGATAACTGAAATCGATGTTCTTTTTCTCGATGGTTGCCATCAAGCTTTTCCTGTTCAATCAGTAACTCCAATTCCATGAAAATCTTTTCATTCTTCTCCACTCTTACGTTCCATTTCATTGCCGCAACGACTTTTATCGGTCTTGCTATCGGATATGGAAACACTCCCGGCAATCGTCCGATGGAACTTGGTATTTTAATCGGCCTCGCGGCAGGAACGGCTATTTCTTGTTTCGTTCGGCTCTTCAACACGCTCGACTAATTTATGAAAATTCCAACGATCTCGATTTCAATCATGGCTCATTTCTTCATCGCGATTCTCTCATGGGGTATTGCGATTGGAACAGCCAATTTCAATCATCCGAATACCCTGTTACTGGGAATTCTTTTCAGTTGGGCCGTTGCTTGTTTTAGTGCTTGGGCTTACCGGGCAATCATGTACCGGATCGAACAGGACGAAGCTAACAGAAGGAGATATTGAAATTAATCCTTGACATTGGATAAAATTTCTGTCTCACTCTCGACCATGAAGAATTTCCAGTTAACTATTGATGCCATCAACTCTGTATAAAGGAAGAAGCTCGGAAGTTTGCTTACGAGAATTATTTCTATCCAACGGCAATGGAAATCCTGATCATTGAAACTGCCATGCGGAGGGCAGTGGTGATCACAACGGAAAAGCTTCTTGAAAACATCAACGCAAATCACCGATGAATATTAATATTTCAGCGTTGCAACTGCAATCCGACTATGACAGTAATATCGAGATTCATGCTCATGTGATGGATTTTACCCGAGCTGTTTACGGTCCCAATCCTACAGCCACGGATATTGAAATCGTTCGTGGTGTCATGCGGGCCGGGGCGACTATCGGAACGTATAATGTTCTCAAGAATCTCCGGACCGAATTGAGGAAATAATCTCAAAAAAGTCTTGACATTTGATAAACTTTCTGTCTCACTCTCCCACGTCAAAGTAAAACTAACAAAACAAAACTCTATCTATGAGCACCGAAACTGCCAGTGTTAAGTCTCCCAGTAAAACTGCCAAAGCCGTTACGGCGAAGGCCAAGACCGCCAGCAAGACCAATAAGGTCAAGGCTGCAACCACTCCGGTTGTTGCTCCCAAGGCGAAGTCTGATCGTGTTGAGTATGGATTTGAACTCAACTTCCCCAACAAGCCCTTCACGGTGAAGCAGCTTGCCGACATCAAGCACAACACCGTCAAGGAGATCACTCTCTACGTGCGGATTCAGAAGGCGTTGAAGACCGGCGTGCTGGAGATCGCTGGCAAGCGCGTTCCGACTGAGGCTCGCAAGGGTCGTCAGGAAATCCTCTATCGTCGGGCCAATGTTGGTGCCGCTGTGACTTCCGCAACTCCGGTTGCTGAGGTTGCTGCCGAAACCGCTCCGGTGGTCGAGGTCGCTCCGGTGGTCGAGGTCGCTCCGGTGGTCGAGGCCACGCCTGCCGTGGTTGATGCTCCGGTGACTGCGGAGGTTGCTCCGGTCACGGTGTAAGTTGATCGACGGTTAATGAAATTCAATTAGAGCTTGACAAGAACAGAGGCTCGCCTATGATGGGCGAGCCTTTTTTATTATGAACTACAACGATCTTATTCAACCGGCAATTGATATTGCCACGAAGGCCCACGAAGGACAATTCCGTTTTGATAACGAAATTCCTTACATCGAACATCCTAAAGCGGTTGCTGCGATGTTTGACAGCATTCCAGATCCAATCTCTCGATACTATCGCCAAAGTGTGGCGTGGCTCCATGATACAATCGAAGATTCTTCGGTTACGGCTGATGATCTTCGAAAGGCTGGAATTCATTGGATAATCATTGAAGCGGTCGTTGCCATGACCAAGCTTCCCGGTGAAGATTATGATGCTTATTTAATTCGAGTCAAAGCCAATGATCTAGCTCGTGAGGTCAAAATCAGGGATATTCTCCACAATCTCGGTGACAGTCCTACCAAGAACATGGTCAAGAAGTATGCCAAGGCACTTCTATTTCTTCTATCTTAACCCATGACGTTCAAGCTTACTCGCCAAGAAAGAAGCTTTCTTCGTACTGTCATCGGTATTATTGAACATAAGAATTTTCCAACGTCCATTCCAGAAATTGGTTTCCGACAAATTTGTAAAAGAAACCCAACAGTTTATAAAAATCAGAAATTAGGTTTGGTTGTAAAACAATTCTATCTAATCGTTGCTCCTAACACTCCGTTGAGAGTCAGGATTCCAACGGTGTATCTAGGTGACTTCTGGGTTGTTCAACCCCTAGCCATTCGAAAGAACGCGAAGGAAGCTTGTTCTGAAATTAGAAAAAGTCTGGGTAGCTTTAACACAGATTTACACCGAGGGAATGTGGGGTGGATACAAAATGAAGTTACTGGTAAATTGGTGCCAAAGCTTTTTGATTGGTAACGATTATAATTGTTTTAGGTAACTACGCACTAAAAAGACGAAATAACCCCGGAAATGCAATTATAATGGCTGAAAAGAGATATTAAGAGCTAGATGATATTCTTGATTTAGCTGCCAGTCTAAATTCCTTCAAGATTTTCTTTTCTTCTTCGGTATAAATCTGTCTACGATGAATTGATTTAATAATGGATCGTTCTTCTTCAGTATAGTCAGTTAACTTAGGATTTTTACCTAGCATACATTTTCGTTGTTTAGCTAGATGGTCAGCAGAATGCTTTCTCCCTATTCTAACGGCTACATGGTGATTTCTATAAATTGGGTCTTCCCATAATTTTCTAGCTAGGTCGCTCTGTCTTTTATGACTAACCGGGTTATTCCAGTAATCGATAGAAAAGTTAGATGCCTTTGAACGAGCTTGTTGATTATCTTTCCAGTATTCATTCAAAGAATTTTTTAATTTTAGAAGCGATTCCGTGCTTAACTCCCGTGAATCTCCGCCATATGTCAGGTTATATCCATCTTCTACCGAATTAAAGACAATTATCCAATACGTTTCTCTTTGATCTAAATCAGATATATCACATTCTTCAATGATTTCTTTTTTGAAAGAATCAAATCCGTACTTGATCAACGCCCTATACAAGTGCGCTTGATCTTTACATTTTAACATTTTATATTTATTCCATCGATTTTCGGGTTTTTGAATCGTCTGCCCGACATAAATCTTATTCACTGGGCTTGTCAACTTGTAAATTATTCCTTTTTTTGTAATAGAGGACAAGAGCTTTTCTCCGATATTGGTCGGCATGTTTTCTGTAGCATCGCATGCGATAGATTCTGTTTCGTTCAATTTTTTGTTCCTCCGTTAGATTGTGTGATTTTCGTCCCATGTCAATAAATATCATGTAGAAAAGTAAATCTCCAAAAAATCTTCGGAAATCTTCTTGACATTTGATTAATTTTAGGTGATATCCATAGCCATGATAGATTTAAGTGAGGTCATTGCAGAGCGGCCATATGATTCTATGGGACGAGAGTTCCAAGAAATCTTTGGTAGGTGGTGCAACGAAACTGTGTTGACTGATGATAGCCAGTTCATTTCCCTTGCCTTTGACTTGTTCAGAAAACGTCTTGCTCTAGCTCAGAAGTACAACACGTTCTTTGCTACTCAGGTCTTGGAGGGTGGGCATGAAAAATGGAAAGAGCGTGCAGCTGGACTCGGCAATGATCCAGCTTACAGCTTTGCCACTCCAGAGGTGCCACGGACGAAAAGATTTTTTAAGTGGTGTCGGATGGTAGATGAGAAGGAGGAGGCAAATGATATTCGATTCTGGGATTTGAGTTATGCTCCCTATCCTAATCTTCCCGGCAATCCAAAGCCATATGAACAAATTCAAGTTTGGGCTCATCCTTATCTTCCTCATTTCACTGCTCGTACCGGTGGTGCCTTTGAATGTCGAAGAATGCTTTACTCGACTGATTTCTATTTAATCGAACATCCAAGAAGCCGTTGGATCAATCGGATTTTACGGGAAGCAGAAACATTCTGGCGGATAGCTCTCGACGAAAAGATGCCACAAGACTCGCGTTTTATTGCTTTGTCAAGCTTTGAATGGCTGTGGTTCTGGGGGAATTGCTTTATGAGATCCGGGGCGCTAACAGGAGATGCCTTGTCTCTAGTGATGCAAAAACGAGTGGGTGCCAAGATTCGACCAAGCTTCTACCATCAGGATTGTGAGGCATTACTGATGACATTCGACGATTACGTTGACAAAAGATTCTTGGACATGACGGCGGGATTTCAACCAAAGTTCCCGATGGATATTTCTTGACATTGGATAAAAAATTGATCTTAATTCACACCATGAAATTCACAGTTATGTTCAAAACCCCGGATGCTCCGGACGATGCTATACGTGAAGCTGGTTTGGTTGGAGCCGAATTCAACAAGGCCAATCAAGTTTGTCAAAGATTCTTCGAGTATGGCGAGTATGCTTACATCGAGATTGATACGAAAAAAGGCACTGCTACTGTGCTTCCGACAAAGAATTAAGCTTGACTTTTGATTTAATTTCATCAGGCTCTGTCTCATGAAACTTCAAATCAAAGAAGCTTATCCTCTTAAGGGTGCCCTTTACGAAGTCTACGGAGAGGAACCCATCGTTACTTTCAATTGTCGAGTTGCTGCTATCAGCAAAGCCGGTCAACGTTTCATTCACAATGACTTTTTTTCCAAGGGTCATTGTGTGGATGAAGAAGGAATCATCCGTTGTGCTTGTTCCCGTCGTGACGCTGAAAAATTCGCTGCTAAAGTAGAAGCTCGTGGCGTGATCGATACGGATTACTGGACATTGCTTGAGCCGGAACCGACTCTTGAACAAAAGCTTGCGCAAGAGTATTGGAGGGAACAACAGGAACAGGGGCTTTGCGCTTGACTTTGGATAAAACTTTTATCTACTCGGCATCAACCTATCACCACCATGTCAGACGATACCAAATACCACACGGATTATTTGCAAAAGGTCTTTCGCAATCTAAACAAGAATCTTGAAGAGGTTAAGGCACTGATCCTGAAATCTGGAATCGAATATGACACCATCGTTGTCTCTGGGGTAAGCGGGATGATGTTCGGTTCTCCATTGTCTATCCTGCTTGGAAAAGATATTGCCGTTGTTCGCAAGGACGGTTCGGCACATTCCATGTTCAAGATTGAAAGTGCTGGAAAGGTTGGCCGATGGATCTTCGTTGATGATCTTGTTGCCAGCGGAAGCACATTTCGGAAGGTGATGTTCGAATTGAAGAAGGACAGGCGACATCGGGAAACCCATAAGTTTGTTGGAGTTCTCTGTTATGATCCTCACGAATGTAACAGCTCAAGTAGATTTTACACGGCAAAACAATTCGTCGGAGATTTTGGCCGTTCAGATGACGACTGGCTTCCAAGGGCTCCGGTGAATCCGGAACCGGAAACTCCTCCAAAGATTGTTCGGTTGGAGCAAATTGTTGAAATGAAGAAAGAACTGGTTGACAAGAATATTTTGAGTCTTCCGGTGATGCCGATGTTACCGGTGAAAGATCCGGAAGGTATTGTTATAAAAGAAACAGATCCTTTTGAAAATGCCAAATTCAAATTCGATTACATGAAGCCAATGACCTTTGGAACGAAATACATTCTTCCGGGAGCCTACTGCTGAAAGTGCTTGACTTTTGATTTAATTCACTCCACTCTCTTGCTCATGAACATCGAAGAATTGAATCTCGGTTTTGTGGTGGATGTCGAGTTTGCCGATGAAGAGAGTCGGAAACTTTTTTACGATGGCCGTTTTTCTGCCGTGATTGTTGACATTTCCAACGGCAAGATCCGTGTCGAGGATGAAGAAGGAAATGATTTCGTGGTTACTTCGGAAGAAATCTTGGAAATTATTTCGGAAGAGGACGATTCCGATCATGATGGTTTTCGCAATGACGTGGAAGCCGATGCCGATGCCCTTGCTTCTGCGGGGTTCGGTGAAGATGAGTGCTACGAGCACGGCAGTTTCGATGAGGCCGGGGGCGATTAATCTTGACTTTGGATAAAACACGTCCTTTAATTCACACCATGAAATCAGAGGCCATTTTTATTCGTGATTGCCAAGCCGATCTCAGAAAGTGCGGCATAAAAATTACACTGGCTCAAGTAGTCGAGTTGGTTGGAATTAAAACGTCGCACATGAAATGGCTTCGGAAAGCGGTGAAGGGTTACGATCTTCCAGCGGCTTCCCCGCCTTATGGTCTTGACACGATGGAACGTGATGCACTATTTGATCACGTGGCTGTTGTTTTCACCAAGTACAAGCGTTGGCCGTGCAACTGTGATGATTATGGTCAAAAATTCTTCAAGGCTCTCATGAAGGGTCTCAAGAAGAAGGGAATTAAAATTTGTTCTTGACATTTGATTAAAATCTGTCCAACCTCTTCACCATGCAAATCGAAATCTCTGACGAATATATCAAGTGGGCTTCAACTTTCATTGAAGGTGATGGTGCCACTCCTCCGACTGAGGAAGAGGTCACTGAGTACGTCAACGAAGTGTTGGCCGAACATCGTAAATCATGGGATGAACTTTCTGAGGAATAATCCCATGTTCAAGCAATTCAAGTACGTCATCATCGGAGACATTGCTCCTCGGGTTTGTTCCGTGTGTGAGCAACATCACCAACTTGCGGGAGGGTTCAATGTTACTTCTGCTGGATGGGGTAGAATCGAACAGAATGAAGCCGGTGAATTCTCCATTGTTACCTTTGGAGAGTCAATCGGTCTCAAACTTAAACCCGCTGAAAACGACGCTTATCTTCTAAAAAGACTCTTTTTTGGTTATGATTGATTCTAACAGAAAATTCAAATCCATTGCAGTTTGGCCCAAGGGGACAATCTGTGATGACACCGATACGTCAACGGATACCCATCCGACCTTTGCAGCTGCGGAAGCAGTTTGTTATTTGCTCCGGATGCATGGCTTCGGTGGCAATCATCAAATCTATCCACTGGTAACATGTGTGGAAGAAATCAAAGAATCTGCTTGACTTTTGATTTAACCCATTCCTTAATTCACACCATGAAATTACCGAATTTTTTCTTCCTCGTGATGGGTTTTCTCATTGGTAACATGTTTGTCAATCATCGGCCTGACATTGGAATTGCGTTGTCGTTAGTGACGTTAGTTGCATTAGTGAGTTGCACTCTTGGGTTAATTTACTATCACGGCAAATATCGTCACTGGTTCTTCGCAGATTAACCTTGACTTTTGATTTAATTCACTCCACCCTCTTCATCATGAACCTACTCAATATTCCCTCCTGTCTTGTGATCAACGGTAAGACGCTCACGCAACCGGAACGCAATCTCCTAGCCAAGATCCAGAAGGATTACGGTTTCGATGTAACGGATACAGGTTTGGTGGACATGCCGAACCGTGTCACTGGAATCTATTGCAATGGCATGAATCCTCTCGTTGCTGCTCTCGTTCGATTCGCTTACGAGTGTTATGACAATTACGAGAACAGCGGCACCTATCAGATGAGCTACAACGGCAAGAAAGTTGCCATTGGCACATATGATCGTGTGCGATATCTTGTTTTGAAGCTTGACAACAAGGCATATAACACTTTACTGGACTGATTATGTCCGAACCACATCAAATCGTCGATCATTACGTTCCTCCCTCTTTGACGGGGGAGGAAAAGATTTGCCCGTGTTGCCGTGCAAACTGGCAGGGCAAGGAGATTCCTGTCGAGTCTCGTAAGCATTACGGAACCAAGACGCACTTTTCCAATTTAATTGGGATTGAGATTCGAGGACAAGGAGATTGTGTTTCAGCTTGGGAATGTCCTTCATGTCACACCGTTTTCCCTCGTAAGTATGTTTCCGAGGCTGGACAGTTCCGGACGTGTGATGTTGCAATTTCACGAAGAAGCTTCTAAAATGTCTTGACTTTTGATTTAATTCGGTCAACCTCATCTAATCATGCCAAACAAGTTCACGTGGGGAGAGGATCAGTTTAACACCAAGATTCAAACGGAAATCGCCATTGCGAAATCCATTGTTGAAGATCTTGAGAATACCGGTTACGAATCGGTGTCTAGCCAAACCGGACGAATCTATAACATCGTGGTGTCGGTCAAGTTGGTTCCAGCTGGTAAATAAAGCTTGACTTTTGATTTTCTTGTCATAGGGTTGATTCCCTATGACATTGGATTATGCACTTCGGGAGGGGTTCATTGATCTCCGTCGAAAGGAGAAATATGGTGAATTCTCCTATAACATGACGCCGGGAAATCACACGTTCATCTGTCTTAACAGAATGGATGGCGGCAACAACATCCCGGTGATCATTGATCTTTCCACCATGAAAGCAACACTGGTAACAACTGATTTAACTTACAAGTATGGCGTGGAAGAAAAACACGTCGTTCCCGGTTATGATGCCGTGGCAATTCCGAGGTTGCTTGATGAAAAGGCTTGACTTTTGATTTAATTCTGATTCACTCCATCTCATGAAACTTTCACTAGAGAACGTCAAGGTTCTTTCCTCGGAGAAGATCGTTCAGAACTTCAATGCATGGAACGATATTCAGAACAGTTTTGATCTAAAATGTGTTGACAGTAATATGCGATATCCAAAGTCATTGGTGATAGCTGCTCTTCGACGATTTAATGAAATTGCTGAATCCTATCATATGGATGCCAGCAAATTTTGTTTCGTTCGTGTTAGTGGAGGAGGAACAACATGGCAAGTGGATTTTCATGACGATACCAACTCAACGGGGTGTAACGTCAGTATCTATGACATTTATTTTGACAGTAACCGCCGAATGATCATGCAATCGTGTTACGCTCTTGGCGGTTAAAAATGTCTTGACATTTGATATAAATCACTCCATTCTCAGCACCATGAAAGACATTACCACCCTTCCCTTCTTCCCCCAGCTCGAAAAGTTTGTTGCTGGCGTCAACGAAAAGATCGCGGCATATTGGAAACAGAATAATTTCACGTTTGACACGCCTCCGGTTGTAATGGTGGAAAACGTTGGAAATCGGTATGCCCGCCTTGCCATGTTTGAACATCGTCCGCATATCACCGGGCCGTTGGTGGCGGAATCGGTATATTGCTTCATTGATCTCACGAATGGTGACTTGATCAAAGGCAGTTGGAAGGCTCCCGTAAAGAATGGTGTGCGGGGCAACGTCAACGATGCAAATGTTCTCGACAGGTTCAATCATCATGGTCCGCTTTATCTTCGATGAAAACATTCCGTAATATCAGGAACGAAGTTGAACCGGTTGCAGTCTCTTTGGAAAAACACGTCAAAGAGCTGAATAACTTCTCTCGGAGACATCGACGGGCCGAAGAAGCCAAGAAGAAATTTAGCACCGAAGTTTTGTCTCTAATTTTTAAGCGTCTCAAGGAAGAAAAGAACGCAGAAGAACTGATGAATGTCGGAGATACGTTAAGCAGAGCCGGAATTTCTTCTGCTCATTACTTTTACGAAGCTGCCTTCCGACTTGATCCATCAAAAATTAAATGAAAAAATCAACCAGACTGAAAAAGTATCGGGTGACGGTACGTTATCGTTTTGAGGGTTATCGTTCGGATCACGAGGAAACTTGTTGGTATGATGTGGAAGCACAGAACGAGAAATCTGCCTTGAAGAAGGGGGAAGCCAGAGCAAAAGATTATCCTAGTTTCGAACGAATCATCTGGTCGAAGGTTGAACCGGAAGCTTTAACGATTTTTGACATTTGGTCTCCATATAATAAAGCTTGACTTTGGATAAAAACCTGTTCCACTCATTCCCATGTCTTACACTTCGTTCACAGATCGATCCACCTTTACGGTAGCATGGACAACGCCTGAAGTGATTGCGATCATCGACATGGATCGGGGAATGAGTGTGACCAACGATGCCTGTAATGTGGTGGATTTTCTTCTTGCCAAATATGGTAATCGTCGAATTTTTTATCGGGATACAACGAATCGTTGGGATGAATTAGTTCATAACGGTCATGGATTCACTTGCTTTCGTCCTATTAGTGATTTTGACAAAAAGAAATTCAACCTCCCATGAAACTCATCAATGTTTGTCAATTTAATGGAAATACCTATACTATGGACATTCCAAGTCTCACGCCTGAGAAGCTGGCGAAAGGATTGAAAGCTCATAGGAACGGTGCTATGATCCAAGATGCTTTTTCGTTCTTGAATGCCGATGAACGGGAATTTATCTTGACCGGGACACCTCCGGAAGTGTGGGATGAAATGTTTTCTCTAGAGGAACGGGATTGATTTTCTTTCGTTTGGATTCTCTAATTTTTCTCTTAGTCTCCTCCGAACATGGTTGGCGAACTTTTCTACTCATTTCGCTCAATTTCTTTCGGTGTTCGTTACTACAAACATACCCCCGATAAGTTGGGGATAATGTCCAACCGGATCTGGTTCCATCTACTTTTCCAAGAATTAGACGAGAAACCTCTTTGATATTATATTTTTTAGAAAAATCAAATGTAGGTAGAGTAACTTGCTCATTCGTTTTGTAGTTGTAGAATGTTCGAATGGTCATATCACTTCGTCTCATTGGAACGTTTTTCTTTGATGGTCTTCGAGCAATAATTTCAAATGGAATTTTCCGACCTGTTAACTTATCTCTCATTTTTTGGATAGATGCTTCCGGCAACCTTCCTCGTCGATGGTTAGCTTCTCCAATTTTCCTTCTCCATTCTATATTTCGAGGAATTTTCTTCATCACTTCGCTTAAGTGATTTTTTCGTTGTTCGGAAAGCGAACCAATATTTGAAGAAACATAAAAACAATTGTAGTTAGAATCTTTGTCTTGTTCGCAAATGGCGAGATATCGATCCTCTACTTCTTTTAATTTTTCAGGAGATATACCGTCCAATTGCTCCGTAACTTCAAATTTAAAACATTCTTCTCCATGAAAATTCCATGCTGCTTGTAATTTTGGATTGACGTGTTTGTTTTTTCTCAAGTCGAGCCGGTGACGGTTCCATCGTTTTTCGATTCGATTGGAACTCCCAACATAATATTTTCCGTTATTCTTGTTGACAATTTTGTAGATTCCTTGCATGTTAATAAATATATTACGAACCTTGATTCGCAACATTTGTTGACTTTTTATAACGATTTTTGTTGACTTTTGATAAAAATCGATTACTCTCACATCATGAACTCAATTATTGCTCCAAAACCCGTTCTAGTTAATGGTCCGAAAGTCGGTGACATTCTCATGGGTAGTTTTGGATATGAAGCACGAATTGCTGTCTGGTGTTGCGTTGTAAAGGTCAATCCCAAGACCATCGTTCTCGTAGAATTGGCCGATATTCAGACTCCCAAGGCCAATGCTGGTGGAATGTATTGGACTTCGATGCCCGGTGAACCGAACGGCAAGGAAGAAACGAAGCTGGTTAAAATCTTCACCGATCATACCGGCAAGGTCACATATCGTGTCAAATGGAACAGTTGTTGCCGTCTGTATCCATGGACCGGCAAATCAATCGAGTGTTACGATGTTCATTGATCTTGACATTGGATAAAAAATCTTTCAACATCCTCAAATCATGATTACATGTTCATCTGGATTTTCACTTGAATGCAAAACACGTTATATGGTTCGAAAGGCCAAGAAACGTCTCATAGCGGCAGGATTCGAAGAAGTCGGGCGGCGACCATCTTGCGTTGTTCCGTGCGTTGTTCGGGTGGGACAGGTCAGTAAATTTTTTGGGGTGAACAAGGCTCCAATTACTCCACACGACGATTATCCTACACTCGAACTCGAAACATTTTTTGCTTTGACTTCATGATCGTCCTCGGTTGCATATTCTGTGTTCTTGATACTATGATGGCCATGGTAGTTTTCGCTCCGGTCATCTGGATGATTCGAAAACGTCATAAACATCGGCAAACCTGCAAGTGCAACGACTGTCACAAATATCCTGAAACATGAACCCACTATCTATACTTCTTTTAATACTCTGGGGATTCTTTGGTCTTCTCCTTTTTTGTGGTAACTACGAAAAAGTAAAAGAGTCTATCATTCATCAAGCTCTTTTCGGCTTCATAAGCGGCCCAGCGGTCTGGATCGTCGCAGTTGTTGCAATAATCATCTCTGGTTTCGGTAAATTCTTCTTCAAGAAAAATTAATTCTGCATGGCATCATCAAAGCGAGACAAACTCACACCAATCCAACGCTCACGAGCATTTCAGAGACTTGAAAAAGTAAAGAAATGGCTGGAGCAGATTAACTACCGGTTGGACGAGTTAGTAACGCTTCATGGGTTCAAGAAGATTCATCATAATGGAGTAAGTAAAATAATTTACGTCAATTATCAATTGAAGGTGGTGGTTAAGACTCCTTTCACTATTTATAAGAAAATTCCGAAATATGCCGTTCCGACTATCATTGTACCTCGGAAGGTGACTGGACTATATCGAAATATTTTTATACAACCTCTGGCAAAAGTCAAGGACATTTGTAAGCGTCAAAATGTTTTCAAATTCCTAATGAGATGCCATCGAAGCAATGACGTTCCTGATCGTCATTCTGGGAACGTAGGTTATTATTGCCAGATTCCATGTTGGATTGATTGGTAAGTTCTGGATGCCACCTATGAAATGTACCCTGTCTTATTTTTTCTTTAATTTCATTTGATAACTTCTTGCCATAGTTAGGATGATTTCTGCCAGCAAGGGATAAACTTATTTTTAGTTTTACTTCCTCTGATCTCGGACCAACTCCTTTACCTTTTCTACCCATAGATACTTTCTCACCGAATTCTTTAGGCCAAACCTTTCCGGTGTTTGACATTGATATTAGCTTACGAGTCTCTTCTGTTTGAGAATGCCCCTTCTTTCCTTTCCAAGAATGAAACATTTTTCGTTTTGAATGTTCTGTCCATCCAGAATTTCCTCCTTCGTTACAATTGTATCCATTATCAACCGAGTTATATTTTCTTATCCAAATGGTTTCTTTCTCGTTTAACATTAGAATGTCTGAACAACATTCTTCAAGTATGACTTTATTGAAACCATCAAATCCATATTTTTTCAACGCTGAAAATAATTTTGGATGTCTTTTACATTCTAATCTTCTATATTCATTCCACCTTCTAGAAATATCTCGACTTTGACCGACGTACCATTTATCCGGCTTCAATTTGTTCTGTAATCCGTAAATTCCTACTTTCTTTGTTGATGTGATATCGGGCAAGATTCTTTGCTCGCTCTGTGTTGGCATGCTTCCAATAGCTTCGCATTCTTCGGATTCGGTTTTGTTCATCAAGTTCATCTTTCGTTCGGTTAAGTTTTTTTCGTCCCATACTAATAAGTATAACACCGTTACAAAAAACGTTACAAAATTGAACGATTTTTCTTGACTTTGGATAAAACTTAGTTACAACCTGTCGAATATGGATAAACATACTATCAATGCCATCGGTGTTTGGATTCTCCGTGTGATCGGAGCAATTGCCGGAGCCTATCTTGAAGTTCATGGTCATCACGATGCGGCAATTGGATGTCTCTGTGGAATCATCTGGTCTTTCGCCCTTCTTGACAATTAACATGAGAAAGATAATTTTAGCCGTTTTTGCCGCGATGGTCCTCTTTGCTTCCGCAGGTTGTGAGAAACGTCATCATGTGCATTATCTTCAGACATCCAAGCATCACAAGACTGCTGTTCAACACATGAAGAAAAGTCCGGTGTATCAGGTCTCGGCCCATCGTCAAGTGGTCTATGACTCGAACAACGATCTTTGGTTTTGGCTATACATTATGAACAACAATTCTTACATCGTAGGCTACAGCAAAACAGCTCCTTCTGACTGGAATTCAATTTCAAAAACAGCTCCGGTTCGGTCAATCGATACCACGAAATTGGAAGCTGACAAGGCCGAAGTCAAGGAAGAAGTTGAACCAACCGAAGAAGAACCAAAGGCTGGTGAAAAAGAAATTGCGGTAGAAGAAGAACCCGTAACCGAAAAGGAAGTTTCTACTTGGGAGGAAGATGGTGGAAAAGTCAACGATGAAATCGAAGAATCTCCCAGTGAAGAAAATGGAGATAACAATGTTGAATCTCCCAGTGAAGGTGGGGAAGAGTCTGGCGCTGCTGAATCAGGTGGAGAGTCCGGTGGAGATTCCGGCGGTGACAGTGGTGGAGATTCCGGTGGGGGCGATGGTGGTGGCGGAGGAGATTGAGCTTGACATTTGATTTAATCGTGTCACCGTTGATCCCATGAAGATTACTTCAATCGTCAAGAATGACTTTGGCCAAATCATCGTCGAAGTCATAGACTGCAACAGTACCAAACGGATTCCGGTTGCTGCCAAGGCCGATATTCCCAAGGTCATTGCCAAGGCGTGTTGCTGCACGGATAAAGAAGACGTTATCATGGATCTCCAGCAAAACTTTCCTGAATTCTATCAACCTCCAATGTGGTAAATTTTAACATGCTCGACATTTTTGATAGAGAACTTTCGGTTGGTGATCTCATTGCCTTCAATCCTCCGAGTTACAAAGGACTCCGGAAGGGGGTCATCGTTGCCTTCACTCCTAAAAATGTAAAGATCCAGTATTTCGATTTCTCCCATGATCAACGGATTACGTGGATGTCTCCAAAAGACGTAATGAAAAGAACCGATTGGTCTTGACATTTGATAAAAAATTCATCTCAATTATTCCCATGCAAAACAAAGCTCGTCGTTCTGCTTTCCTTGCCCTCGCCGAAGATATGTTCGTGCATCCTGAGTTCACGTGCATCAAAATGGAATTCCCCAAATCGAGTCCGCTTCTGTCTGGATTCGGCAACATGGAACTGGAATTGAAGTTCTTTATAGATCATTTCAAACCTGAGAACGCAGCTGTGGTTGAAAGTATTCCGTCCAATCATGGTGGTTGGTGGCAAACCAATACCGATGGAACCGCAATTGGATTCGGATATGAGTGCCGTATCTTCGCCCTTTTGCTCTGTGCTGAAATGCTCCGTCGTCCGGAAAAGAAGAAATTAAAGGAAGTCATCAACATCGATCCGGAAGAAGTGTTCAGGGATACTTCCAAAGTCCCAGAGGGTTGGAAAATCGTTCCTCACAATCAGCGAATCAAGGCCGGTGATCGTTTCAATATGGGTGACTTGTGTTGGAATATCACCAATCAACCCGGTGATAAACAAGATATGGGTTTGACTTACATTCGGAAACTTCCGGAAAAGAAAGTCGAAGAGAAGTTTGTTGTCACTGAGAACATGGCCGGTGGAAACGTGATGGATTATTTCATTTCTCGTGCTCCGGTTGCCAAGAAAGTTCCTTCCGAACATTTGATTCCTGCTGGTTATGAGGAAATCTTTCCCGGCACCGTCTTGAAAAAGGGCGACAAATTTTGGTGCAACTTCCTTGGCTGGAATGAAACTGCCGAGGTTGGTGAGGTCATCAAGGATTCCAAAGGATTCATGACTTATATTCGAAAGACTGTTGCTCCGGTTGCTGTCAAGAAAGTCTTTTCCATCAATGACGTGACATCACCATGGAACCTTTATCCTCCCGGTATTCCTGAGGGTTGGACTCGTTTGGCTCCAACCATCTGTGTGAAAGAGGGCGATCTGATTTGGGTTGGTTGTCATTGGATGAAAGCAACTCCCGGTGACATTGGTAAGCCTGCAAGATTTGGACTTTCTGATACGGTGTTAGTGACGATTCGAAAGATAGCCAAGCCGGTCAAGGTCAACGGTGTTGCTGTTCCGGAAGGTTGGGCAATCATCGAACATGGCCTAGAGATTCGTGATGGTGACAAGTATCTCGACGGTGATTGGACATACACTGGCAACGGTAGAACCGGTCGCAAGGTAGGTGAAAGCCGATTGGTCTATATCCGCAAGATCTAACTTGACACGCAACAGAAAACTGTCATAGTTCTCTTTCATGACACCAACAGAATACATCGAAGCATATCGTCTGATCAAAGCCAAGAAGAAGTCTGGAACGACCTTGGCCGATCTTCGCGAGGAATTCAAAAAGTTCTCTCTTTCCGATAAGGAAAAGATTCTTTCAGTTCTCCACGGAGATTGATCTTGACATTTGATTAAGAATCCATAGTCTTATTGCCAATGAATGACAATGAGACTAAACGGTTGAGCCTATTACAGCAAGAGGAACACTTCTTGCGAACGGATGGTATTCGTTATTTAGAAACGATGCAAGACAAGCCGTTGTTTCAACGACATGAAGACAAGGACGTGGCTGATGGTCTTTACCTCTTCCACACCTATGAATTCAGGTCATCCCATTCAGAAAAGTCTTGACTTTTATTTTAGTTTGTTCCCTACTCAACACCATGAAAGAAATTTTTCTCGTTGAACTGTCATCCACCGGGAAACATCCTTGGTCATCGATGGAAGCATTTGAAACAGAAGAAGAAGCTCAAAAAGCGGTGGTCTCTCAACGGAAGAAAGTCACGGGATGGTTTTTTCGGAAAAGACCCGTCACGTTGTACAAGACACTTGAAGAAGCAAAGAGATCATGAACTTCACCGAATCTGAAATTACTGCTCTTGAAAAGGCCGGTTGGTATGATATCAAAGATGGCAGAGCTTACGATGGATGGCATAGAGTCATCAAGCAAGATTCAAATTATTTCGAATTTCAAGCATCGATGGATGATGGGGAAGGTGGAAATTGGTGGGAGTTTGACAATGGATTCCCCACGATTGAGGGAGTCATTGATCGAAATAATTCTTGACATTTGATATAATTTAGGTAGGGTGATCCTATGATTCAAATTAGTGAGCATCGATTCCAACGGAAGTTTGGAGACTGCAAGAACGCGCATGGCATCGGAATTTGGTACGATTCCAAACCCGGTGGCTTCTACAGTGGTTGGACGGCACGCCTTATCGTCAAGGATGATCGGATTCTCTATGGCTACAGCAAGGATTCACTGCATGAAGCCATGAACCAATTGCGTTATCAAATGTCCGTGGTCGAGCTATGGATCAACATGCCAGTTATCTTTCATCGTCGGTCGTTCCAACATAAAAACAGTGTTTCGAGGCATTTCGACTCGGATTTCATTGGATCGGATGGATTGAATCGTTGGTGGTGCCATCGAACTCTCATCATTGAAAAAACCGATGAATATAATTTCTTTCAGTACCGTTCTTGTATGGAAACTGCTGGGAGGAATTGCCGTGGACAATGGCAACCAAGGGATGATCCGGTTGAGTTTACCGTGATGGGACGTTCCATCAAAGACATCAAAGTGGTTTTGAAGGAGATGGAAAAAATCTTCAAAAGAACTTGACATTTGATTTAATCGTGTCACCGTTGCTCCCATGAACGTGACCATCATCTATCCTACCGATTACCGTTCAACCTATCCGAAAGCCGTAGAGCTATGGCTGGAAGGCAAATATAACGAATCGGTTGCATCATTCGTCAAGAGTTCTTGTCAGCTTGTTCTTAAAGGTGATGAGAAGCGTGCCTATGCCTATGCTTACGAACGACAACAGTTTGAATCGAGTCGAGTAGAAGCCAAACGGCACGAAGCAATCACCGATGCAATGTGCCACGCTGCACAAGCGTTTGAAGGAATCGACCGGAACCGTGTTACTCCGGAAAATAAGGATTACTGGGAATTGGTTCGAATGATCGAGGCTCGGCGGAAGGAATGGCAGAAGCTTTACGGAGTTTGGAATCAGCACGAAAAGGCAAAGCTGAATGCCATTCGATTAAAAGCTTTCGTTCGCTCGATGCGATTGTTGAAAGTAAATATTGACATTTGATTTAATTTCGTTACCGTCGATTACATGAAACTCGTAGACGATCTTGCAACACTTCTTTCCATTTGGTCTAACCGTGGAACGAAATTCAATTTCGATTTTCCTATGGTCATTGCAAACTCCTTGACAGAAGAGGAAATCCGTGCGGTTTTGATTTGGATTCGTTCTCTCGGGCCGGTGACAATCGAGACGGATTCAACTTCTTATAATACGCCCGGTGGTTATGCGGATACCTATCATGTCTGGATCAAAGGAGTTTCACCCGTCAGAATGTATCTTGGATTCCGCTTCGAAGGCGAAGACGATTCCACCTTGGTAATGTCGAGAAAGATTCTTTCAGAACTGTCTTGACTTTTGATTTAATTCAGTAAAGCTGAATCCATGAAATCAAACAACAGGTGGACGACTCCTTATTTTGGAGTTTCTCATTATGGTGAAATGTCCTCTGAAAACCGATGGGCAACGATAACCAGACTGGGGAACAAAACCATTATTCTCATTTGTTGGAACGCCGACAAGGCTCATACGTTCAACTCTCCGGAGTTTACTTTTACTTCCATCATTGCTGCTCAGCAAGCCGGCGAAGCATTCGTCGAAAACAACACGATTCCTGAAATTAAATCTTGACTTTTGATTTAATTCCTACCAACCTCTTTCCCATGAACATCACCCACATCGTTAGTCTCTCCCCTCGTTTCCCGGCTGTCAATACCGCCGAGATTCTTCGCAAGAAGTACCTGCAAGCTCAGAAACGCTACGGTCTCAAGGCCGGTGATCGGGTTCGTGTCATCGCCAAGGCCGGTGATTACCAACTTGGTTGGAGAAATACTTGGGAACTCCGTATGGATTCTGCCGTGGGCAAGAACTTCACGGTCAAGAGTATCGATGGAGCAACCGGTGTAGATCTCGTTGAAGGCGAATATTGGTTCCCCTTCTTTGTTCTCCAGAAGATCAACACGAATCCGATTCGCATTCCTTTGAAGGACGGCGGGGAGGCCATTGTCACCAAGGGCCACACTTACATTGACGGTCGCCCCTTCTCAAAGGGAACCCTCAAGCGCCTCAATGCTGCTGTGCTCCGGATGGAACGGAACATGGCGTAACGCCAATCGACAGAATTAACAAAACCCCGGAGACTGCAAATCCGGGGTTTTTGCTTGACTTTGGATAAAATGAGGATCTTAATTCAAAACCATGGACACTCCCGTTCCTACTCGTGAGGATTACGATGCAAACACTCCAAAACCCAATTGTCGTTTGAATGGCGATGGAGTTCCTCTTTCGATTGACAAACAGAGATGGCTCAATATTGCCTTTGGAACGATCCGTGCTGAACGTGATTATGCCAAGGCAACCGGAAATACCCGGCTCACCGAAATGTTAACCAATGTCCTTTCCACACTGATTCTGGTAGACTGTGAATAATAATTTATGAAATTCAAGGTCGTGTTCCCAATGTCCGATTCACTACAAGCACTCCAGAAGATGGACTCTCAGAAGAATCGGCTTCTAGGCAAGTTCATTCAATTCGATGAGACTGTCACTGTCGAATTCGACACCAAGACTCGAATGGCAAAAGTGCTACCGATTAAAAAAGGTTCTTGACATTTGATTAAAATCATCTCAACCTCTCCAGCATCATGAATCACCTTGAGCAGTATCGCTGTGCTGTTATCTCCAATATCCGTTACGGTCATGGGTTTGGCCGAAATCACACCCTTTATGCGGAGATCCGTGGAACCAACGATGAACTTCTCGTGAGTGCTACACTGGAGTATTGCACTGCACGTATGGTCGAAGCGGCGAAGTATTTCGCCAAGGTGGATCGAGTCGTTCCGTTGTCTCGTGCAATTACTGTAGATAGTTTGATTCGCACCATTGCCGGAATCGAATGTCCGGATCGTCGGGACGACACTTACTTTCCATGATCACCCTTCACGGATGCAACTCCGGAAACCGCACTCGCACGCTCTATTCAAAGGACGGCGGGCAAACGTGGTATCTCAATCCAGAATGCACCATTCAAATCAACTCTAAAAAAATCAGAACATCATGAATGCATTCACCCTCATTGGAATCATTTTTGTCATCCTCATTGCAATTGCTTATGTTGCGATTGGTGCTTGGTGTATCACTATCGAGATGGCTGATAATGACACTCCATGGTACAAGGCATTTCCCGCTGGAGTTATCTGGCCTCTTATGATTCTATGTCTCTGGTTGGCGAACAAGCTTTAGTTACTACCACACCTAACTTCCTCAGGTCAAAAAGCTTCGGCGGCAACCCTAAGAAAATAATTCACTTAGGTCTTGACATTGATAAAAACTAGGTGCTTACTACCCAAAGTCATGAAATCTATTCCAGCCCTCCATTGGTATTCAGTCACGTTTTACCTGAAACCAGATTCATTTTACCTCAAGGTCAATCCTCATGTCAACCCGGTAACGAATGTTTCAATTCATTGCATTAGGGGTCAGGCAAAGCGAATTGCCAGCGAACTTACCGGCCTTGCTCATTGGTCTTACAAGATAACCGTCAATGGCCGATGAAAAAGCTCAAAACGATTCTTATCATTCTTGCCTTACCGTGGATATTTTTTTGGATCATCCTTCGAAGTGGATTTGATATTTTCAAGGATACCGGTGGGCATACGGCTGGAATTGCAGCTGGTTTCATGATCATCGGAGCATTCTTTGCTCTTGCCGTTGGAATCGGGGAATTGATCGTGGCAGGACTTGTTATAATGGCCTGCGTCCATTTCTTTGGTTAAATAATCTTTAGGATTGGCCTGTCGTTGAACGGAAAGGGCAATATAAAAGGTTTTGACCGTTGAAACGGGTCAACGGAGCTATTTGACGGAAAGTGGCGTAATTGGGCAGGTTGATCAGAGTTTTTATAAAACACAAGCCCAAAGTGAGAAGAGAGGAAAGATTTTCTTTTGGATCTGAGACGATTTGTGTTGATTTATTAAATCAAATCTGCATGCTTCTCAGCACCATGATCAAACTTAACTTCTTCAACATGAGTCTCTCAGCTCGCCGCAATGTTGTGAATAATTGCAACAGTTTTAGCGATCTTCCCTTTGAATACTGGCATGCAAGGAAAATTGAAGGTGGCAAGTGTGCCATTGAAAATCTCATCCATGGCACAGGATTGCAGTTGAATCGTAAAAATCTTGCCGAATATTACGAATTCATGAGTGCAAATGAATTGTATCGGCATCTCCAATATCAACGAGACGAGGCAGCAAAGATTGCCAAGGAGCTTACGGAAACGATGGAGGAAATGGACGGCACCGTGACCAAGGTAACGGTGATCCTTCGGAATGAGTAAAAGCCCCTTCGGGCAAGAGTGAGGTTGAAAGAAAGTTTAATTCAACCTCACTTTTCGCTCGACATTTGATAAAAAGTCTGATTCACTCTTCACCATAGTAAGGAAAGCAAGTAATTCAACCCTCCGAAACAAATGAATAACACACCTGATTCAATCGTCAAAGCCAACGTGGCAGTCGCGCAACTCATTGCCAAGTCTGCCGCCATCGGAAACAAAGTCCAATTCGTTGGAGTCACCTATCGCAGCAAGTCAACCGGTGAACTTGCCCGCCATGTTTTCAACGTGGGAGCTTCTTACGTTAACACCCTCAAGGCGAGCATTGAAACGCTTGGGGCCAAGATCAACAGCCTTTCCGGTATCGATGCACAAGCAGCGGCCAACGTAATGGCTTCCCTTTCCAAGAGCCTCACGGCACACTTGAACGGTGAACAGAGCGAGGATTTCACCAAGAAAGGCATGTATGAACCCGTTTGCACGGGAATCAAAGCCTCGCTCAATGACGGAACCCTTGAGCTTTACGGCTTGAGCGTTTCCAAGACGGTGCTTGAAGCCGGAATCGAAAAGCCGGATACCCGCCGGCCCTTGACCAAGGCGCAAGACAAGATCAAGCACGATCTTCCAATTTCCAAATTCCGCACGCTGGCAATCGATATGGGAGCGCTGGAAAGCGTTCGAATCGGCGGAACAGAGCTTGAAGTCAGTCAGGTCTGACTTCGGGGGTTGAAGATCAAGGGTGAAGGGGAGGGACTGCAAACCTCCCTTTTTTATTTAATAGGCTTGACATTTGATTTAATTCTGTCCAGTCTCTCCACCATGAAAGATGCAATCACGGTTCACTCAGTAGCCAAGTATTGTCCGATTCCAATGCCGACAAGAATCCTTGTCCGCAGGTCAGTCGTTCGGCGTCGTTCATCGTTCAGATCCAACACCGTTTCATCCGTGGGCGAAGCCTTCGCGGTGCTTATGGTAAGAAGGGGTTGGCTGTTGAACGCTGGGGTTGGACAATAAAAGTCAACACAACAATGTGTGTCGAGGGGAAGAATCCTCTTGACACACTCGACATTGTATAAACGTGTGAGTGACTCTCGGCAGTGTGACAGAAGTTTATACAATGTCAAGCTAAAAATTTAATAAGGGTACATCTATTGGCCTTGACCCCGCCCCCGGTGGGGTGCTCTGGTGGGGTAACAGGTGTCTTCTAGCTAGGGGTTCCGGGGGTGGTGGGGGGAGGCCCAGATACGTTTTACTTACGAGGTCACTTTTTCTATCAACTTTTTCATATATACGGAAAGAATCCTTTCCACATATTTCCACTGCCTTGGAAAGAATCCTTTCACGCTTTATCGAAGAATCCTTTCACTATCTTCACTCTCTTATAAAAACCTCGGTTATATCTCTACTCAATGTTACTCAATTCGACTCAATCATGTTCTCCGATATCCGTAGATGTTCGTAGAAGGTCCAAACCGTTTCCTACTTTTTTGACTTTTTTGACCTCAATTTCAAATAAAAAAATTGGAAAAAATTCCTTAGAAGTTTTATATCTCAAAAAAGGTGTTGACAAAACAGAAAATCCTCCATAACATGATCAAATCGTCGGGAAAGAATCTTTTCTTGACCATATACAACATACAAAGTTCAAATTATGAGTAATTCATTGACAGAAACACAGACACCAATAACAGCAAACGTAGCATCTAACAGTAATGATCTATTAGGTCTTCATACAGATGATATGAAGATTGGAACAGACACCACGAAAAGTCCAAACGATACGCCAGTTCCTCAAGCTGTTGTAAAGAAAACGGAGAAAAAATATAATCCGAAAAACACAGGATATGCTGGTGGTGCCTGTATTGGACCTTATGTCCGCGTTGTGGGGGCGACCCGGAGTGATATTCCGGATATTAATATAAAGGTAAAATATTATAAGTGCCACATCAACAACGGTACACCAAAAGGTATAAATATAAAACTCACCAGTGGAAGACTTGAGACTTTAGAGGCGGCTTATAGAATAAGTGTATTGAAAGGGAATAACAAACTTAGAGCTTATCTGAAAGCTAAACATATTACAGCTGATGTACCAATGGTGGACACGCTCTTTCCTTTCAAATTTATAGGCAATCTTTATGTAATTGTAAATGAAACGGAAGAAACGAGTAATGTTGTTGCTGCCGTTCCCACCGATGCCATCCCGGAGAAAACTGAGGATATTCCAAAACCAAAGGAAACCGTGGTAAAGGAATCGGTGATACTTCATCCAATCACTGGGGAACCGGTTCTCACTTCTAAAATTGTCAAAGATAATCCAAACCCAAAATTCTATATGGGTAAGGTATTAGGTAATATTAGATGTAGTAGAATTGCCCACGAAGATCCGAATAATATTGGAGGAACCGTTATCGAAGGAATCAGTCTATTGAGTGGAATGACGATATTTCGAACATTCGCCCAACTTCGCAGTGATCATCGAGGGTGGATGAACGGTGAAAAGGTAGGAAGCTGTGGAATAGATTCTGAATTCAATACTCAATTTAAGGTAGGAGGTTCTAAGGGTGATCTTGAATTTATTGCGGACGGTAAACCGGAAGTGTATAGAAGCAATGATTACGGAGCCACCAATTATACACGCACTTTTAAATGCCGAGATAAAATTAATGGCAGGATAGTTGAAAATGTTAGTGTTTCATATCTAGCTAAAAACAAACATCCATCTTATGGTAATTTCATTAAATATGTGAGGGAACACAAAGGTATAGTGGAATATGAGAGAATTACCGGAGAGAAATGGAAAGGAAAAGAAAAAGATGAACTGTATATGGGAATTATTCATAGATCAACGTTCAACAGAATGAAGTATGATGGCATGTGTAGAATGAAGGATCTCGGTCTTACTTGGGAAATTACAATTGATGATGTTTGTAATAAATTAAAAGAACAAAATTATAGATGTGCCCGAACAGGAAAATTGATAACAGGATTTCCATTGCCACGCAAATTACGTGGTGAAAACAGAATCGTTGACCGTAACCTAGGTTCAATTGATAGAAA